AAGCTGGTGAAGCGGGCGCTTCTGGGGACGACGTTCGACGACCCGCGGCTCTTCGCCGCGGCCCCAACGCGCGATCAGGCCAAGCGGATCTTCTGGGACGACCTGAAGCGCCTGGTCCCCGACCACCTCCAGGCCAGCCGACCGCGTGAGACTGAGCTCATGCTCGAGTTCGTCAACGGCTCCTCGATCTGGGTCGTGGGGATGGACAAGCCCGAGCGGATCGAGGGGCAGCCCTGGGACGGCGGCGTGCTCGACGAGTACGCGAACATGAAGGCGAAGGCGTGGTCGGAGAACGTCCGGCCCGCACTCTCGGACCGCCTGGGTTGGTGCGACCTGATCGGTGTCCCGGAGGGGCGGAACCACTACTACGATGTCGCCGAGGACGCCCGGATCATGCAGGCCAACGACGGCGAGGCCAGTGAGTGGGGCCACTTCCACTGGGTCTCGGCCAGGGTGCTTCCGCCGGAGGAGATCGCCGCGGCGAAGCGCGACCTCGACGAGCTCACGTTCGCCCAGGAGTACGAGGCGAGCTTCGTCGTGTTCGTCGGCCAGGCCTACTATCCGTTCGCTCGCCACGACCACGGCGTACCGGGGTTCGCCTCCAGGTACGACCCCAAGCAACCGCTGGTCCTGTGCTTCGATTTCAACGTGGCCCCCGGGACCGCGGCCATCTGCCAGGAGATGGAGATCGAACAGGTCGACGGAACGAAGGAAGGGGGCACGGCGGTAATCGGCGAGGTCTGGATCCCGCGCAACTCGAACACGCCGGCCGTGTGCAGGAAGATCCTCGAGGACTGGGGGGAGCACGAGGGGCCGGTGTTCGTGTACGGCGATGCGACAGGCGGGGCCCGCGGCTCGGCGCGGACGGAGGGCTCAGACTGGGATCTCGTGAAGCGTGAGCTGCGCGGAACATTCAGCGGCCGGGTCCATTACCGCGTGCCGGCGTCCAACCCCACGGAGCGGGCCCGGATCAACGCGGTCAACACACGTCTCAAGTCGGGTGACGGCCGGATCCGGCTCGTGGTCGACCCTATCGCGGCATCACACGTCGTGAAGGACCTCGAGGGCGTGCGGCTCCTCGAGGGTGGCAGCGGCGAGATCGACAAGAAACGCGATCCGATGCTCTCGCACATCTCTGACGCGCTGGGCTACTACGTCGTTCACGAGTTCCCGGTGATCAAGCGGAAGGCCAGGGTCGTGAGGCACCAGGTCTGATGAGAGGAGCGCGATGACCGAGGAGAAAGCTGGCCCCGACACTCGCGGCGTCGCGCAACAGGACGCCAAGAAGGCGCTGACGATCGTCCGCGACGTCTACGCCGGTACGCTGAAGTTGCGCGAAAAGGGGGAGGACTACCTCCCGAAGTTCCCCCGTGAGATCAACTACGAGGGCCGACGAAAGTCGGCCGTGCTCTTCAATGCGTTCAAGCGCACGGTGAAGGGGCTCACGGGGATGGTCTTCCGCAAGAAACTGGAGCTCTTGGAGGACGTGCCTGAGGAGATCCGCGGACGCGAGGCCGACGATAACGCCGGAACCCCGGCGGTGGAAGGCCACTCCAAGAATATCGACCTGGCCGGCCGCGACCTCGAGGACTTCGCTGCCGACCTCTTCGAAGACGCCCAGATCGACGGGCATGGGGACATCTTCGTGGACATGCAGCCGGTCGATCCCAACGAGGTGATGACACTGCTCGACGAGGCTCGCCGCAACATCCGGCCGTATTGGATCGCGGTGCCGAAAGCCAACGTGATCCGTGCCCAGACCCGACGCGTCGGCGGGAAGACGGTCCTGCGGCGCTACGCGTTCGAACAGACCACGACCGAACCGGATGGAGACTTTGGCGAGAAGCGCGTCCGGAGAGTGCGCGATTACCAGCTCGAGCGGGTGACGACAGACGACGGCGAGCTTCGGGTCCGGGTGAAGTTCACGATCTTCCGGGAGCGCGCAGAAAAGGGGCCCGACGGCCAGAAGTGGGACACGGAGAGGGAGGGCCACCTCACGATCGACGAGATCCCCGTGGCCACCGCGTACACGAGCCGAGAGGGCTTCATGCGGTCCACGCCGCCGCTGCTGGACCTCGCGCTCGAGAACATCCTCCACTATCAGATCCGCTCCGATCGGATGAACACGCTCCATATCGCCGGCGTTCCCATCCCCATCTACATCGGTCTGGACGAGTCGGAGGAAGACGACGAGGAGCTCAAGGTCGGCTCCGACCACGGCGTGGTCGTCCCGATGGGTGGCGACGCCAAGTACCTGGAGCCCCAGGGCACGGCCCTGGATTCTACCCGCGATGAGCTGCAGGACATCGAGCGCAGGATGGCACTGCTCGGGCTCTCGATGCTGATGAGCGAGAGCCGATCGGCGGAGACGGCAACGTCGAAACGGATCGACAAGAGCGAATCGGATTCCCAGCTCGATCGAGCGGCGAAGAGCCTCGAGACGGCCCTGGGGGAGGCCCTCCGCCTCCACGCGAAGTGGCTCGTGGAGGAGGCCAAGAGGGACGACAAGATCAGCGGCGGGACGATCCGCGTGAATCGCGACTTCATGAAGGACCCGATGGATCCCCAGACGGCGCGGCTCCTCTCCGATCTGGTCGGCAAGCGGCAGCTCTCCATCGATACGATGTGGGAGTCGCTCGAGCTCGGCGAGATTCTGCCGCCCGGCTTCGACGCCGAGCTCGAGGTGGAACGGTTGGGCGGACTCGATGAGCTCGAATCGTTCGTCCCGAGCGGTGAGCCTGGAACCGGCGGCAACGAAGCCGCATGATCCAGATCGATTTCGATCGGAACCTCCCGCCTGAGACGCGGGAGGCGATCGCCCCCCTGCTCGAGCGATGGATTCACCTCGCCCCCACGTGGTGCCACACCATCTACGTAGATTTCTCGGGCGACGATGAGCGCGGCACGTGCCTGTCGACCAACGTCCGGGCCGAGTACCGGAACGCCACGGTCTTCGTCCACCCGAACTGGTTGCTGGGGCTCCCGCACGAACGTGAGCGGGAAGTCGTCCACGAGATCCTGCACCTCGCACTCCACCCCATGGCAGTTCTGCTCCACGACCTGCTCGAGCGCCTCGTCGACGATGAGAGCGTCTTCCACGGATGGGTCCTCGAGGAGTGGCGCCGGAAGATCGAGGAGGCCGTGAGCGACCTCACGCATGCCGTCTATGTCGGCCGGGAGGAGCCCCGATGACCGTCCACCTGGGCACTCTCTACCACTGGAGCCTGAAACGTCACCCGGAAAGCATTCTGAGCGCCAACTCGATCCCCGCCGATCGACTCTGGTGGGTCGGCGAGCGCGACGGCCATCCGCACGGAGACGGCTGATGAATCCGCGAAGGGCTATACTCATTGGGTCATGGATTGGCCGGAGCCGCCCGACGACCTCGACGTCCAAGCCCGGCACACGTACGAGCAGATCCAGGCGATCCTCCGCGACATGGCGCCCGTGCTTCGCCGCTACTACGAAGTCCTCGTCGATGACGAGGGCTTCGAGAAGGACCACGCCATGGCCCTCGTCCTCGCCGCCCAGCTCCGGATGACGGGGGGCATGCATGAGTTTTTCCGCGCTGATCAGGAGAAGTCAGAATGATCCGAATGGAAGTCACGAGATTCGCAGAACCCGGAGACGGCCAGCTGGGTTCATGGGAGGGCGTCGCGAGGTTGACCGACGAACTGTCCTCGGCGTGGAATGCGCGAGAAAAGATCAGAGTCGTTTTCACGCACGAAGGAGAAAACTATACCGGGGAAGCCCTCGTTACCCAGGTCAGCGGCTCGATGGCCGCCCTGAAGGGGACGGGCCCACCCGAACCCGCCTGACCCGTCTCTTCTTCGGGTCTGACCCGCAGGGGTCGGCGTCCCGGTGACGGACCCGACTGGCAACATCGTCCGGAACATCTTCACGCTCCGCCGTCTCGAGAACGGCATCGCCGCCGAGGTCGATCAGCTCCTCCAAGCGCTCTTCGACGACATTGTCCAGCAGCTGACGCGGATCGACCCGACCGGGGTGGGCGCGGAGACGTTCCGCCGGGGACGGATCGAGAAGCTCATGGCCGAAGTGGAAGCCCTCTCCGGCAAGGCCTTCGATGAGGTCCAGAAGCTCGTTCGGGGCCGAAGCGCCCAGGTCGGCGCCATGCAGGCCGACTTCGCCGAGAACCAGCTCAAGAGCACGCTCGGCCGAGCCGGGGCCGTCGTGGTCGACGTCCGTCCGAACCGGATCGGGATCAACATGATGAAGTCGATCATCGACACCGATCCCATGCAGGGTCACCTCCTGAAAGACTGGTTCACCGGCCAGAACCGCGGCACGGTCTTCCGCGTTCGGCAGCAGATCCAGCTCGGGATGGCTCAGGGCGAGACGATCGACGACATGGTGAGACGGATCCGCGGTCGGCAGGTCGGATTCCGCCGCCGCGGGCCCGGCGGGCAGTTCGTACCGGCTGGAACGCGCGGAGCGCAGCTCGAGCGGATCTTCTCCGGCGGCGTGATGGACACCACGAGCCGCGAAGCCCGGGGGATCGTCCGCACCGCGGTGAACCACATCGCCAACGAAGCCCACCTCCGGACCTATGAGTCCAACGGCGACATCACGGAGACCTACACCTACACGGCGACGCTGGACAGCCGGACCTCGGAGATCTGCATGTCGCTCGACGGCCAGGTCTTCCGCTATGACGATCCCGAAGGGCGCCGACCCCCACAACACATCAACTGCCGATCGACGATCGTGCCGAACGTCAAATGGGACGAGCTGGGGCTTGAACCTCCCGAGGAGGGCACCCGCGCCAGTGCGGATGGCCAGGTCCCGAGCTCCACGACTTACGAGGACTGGCTGCGCAACCAGCCGCGTGAGATTCAGGACGAGATTCTGGGGCCGTCGAAGGCCAAGCTCTTCCGCGACGGGAAGATCGATCTGCGCGATCTCGTGCGGAAAGACAACTCGATCGTTACGGTCGACGAGCTGAAGAAGAAGGCCGGAGCGTCGGGTGGTGGCACGTCCGGCGCTGGAGGCGCCGTGAGCTCGGGCGACGAACCGCTACGCTCGAGCCTCGGCAAGGTCGAGGACCAGATCCGGAACCGTTCCAACGAGTGGGCGGTCATCGTGGACGAGGCCGGTGACGAAGTCTTCCGGAAGACATCGAACAGTCCGAGCTTCGTGAACTTCACACCCGACGAGGTCGCCAAGTTCAAGGACGGGTTCTTCACCCACAACCATCCATCGTCGAGCTCGTTCTCGCCTGCAGACATCTCATTCGCTATCGCCAACGACCTGGCCGAGATGCGTGTCGCGAGCAAGCGTGCCGATTATCGCCTGACGCGACCCCAGGGCGGGTGGCAGAATGAGCTCCGGCAGCGAATCGGGGACGTGATCGGCGAGGCCGACTCGGAGGCGAGGAGCGAGCTCGACCCGCTCGTCTCGACCGGCGAGATGAGCACCGACGAAGCGAACTTCGAATTCTGGCACCGCGTCTGGGACAAGGTCGACACGAAGTTGACCGAGAAGTTCGGCGAGACCTACTTTCTAGACTATGTGAGGCGTATACTCACCTGAGAGGTGATCAAGCATGGCCCGCAGTGTCCTGATCGACCCGCCCGTGGGACCCTATAGCCCGCCCGAAGAGATCCGCGCGTGGATCGAGGAGCTCGAGGAGCGTCTCGAGGACGTCGAGGAGAAAGAAGATCGCCAGGCCCACCGGGAAGCGATCGAACGAGCCCAGAGATGGATGCGGGAGTCCGTTGGATAAATGAACAACCGTCCTATCTACACCGATGCCGGCAAACGGATCGGGGAGGTCCGAGGTATCGCCATTCGTGACTTGAGTTCTCCTGGCCGGCTCCCGTCCCCGCGATTTGCTGCCCAGTCGATCGCACTTGACGATATCGAGGAGTTCAGGGCAGTGCGCCTCGAATCGTTCGTGGTGGAGGCTCCCGAGCTTGGGGGAGGCTATTGGCCGTTTCTTGTCAGCCGATGGTCTTCCCTCGGGGGCCGTTCCTCGATCAATTCTCCCTCTGGGCCAGCTCGGGGTGGCCCGATTGAAGGTTTTCAGCCGAAGTAACAGGTCTGTTCCTAGCCGAGCGACTGGGATCTCTCGATCTGATTATACTACCCTAATCGTAAATCACTCCAACGTAAGGGGTTCATAGGTTCCGAAGGCGGCCTCGATATCCTTCTCGATTCTTAATTCTTGGACCCCGGCCGGCTCCAGATGAAGCTCCCAGTAACGGGGCCCGACTGTTCCGATAAATCCTTGATCGTCCTCCCAGAACGCTATTCCACGGACATACATCTCGGGCGGTTCCGCAGTTTCAACGCCCGGTCCATACTTAGATCCTTCAACCAGGCGCAAAGGATCCACTCCGAACTCCTCCCGGTGATCAGTTCCGGGAGGCAGATGCACAGCCCCTTCGGGCGAACCGCTCAGTACCTCAGGTTCGAGCACTTTCGTGCTTCCGCCCCTGAGGATCTCGAATTTTTGCCTCACGAGCACATCACGATGAGGTGAGGCGTTCTCAACTATCACGTCGAAGCGGTTCTTGCCTGCTCGCCCGAGGGCCAGGACTAGACGCGGCGAGTCCTTTCTGAGGGTTCCGTACATGAGGAAGTACACATACCATACGATCGCGACGACGCTGAGGCTCTGTAGGGCAAGACCTGGATCGTATTCGCCCCCCAAGTTGTGCAAACTGGCAGCGAGGGGAGCGAGTACCGTAACGCTGATAGCAGCCACCAACCCAAAATCGAGAATCCGTTTGGTGTTCAAGTCCCCCCTCCATCTTGGCTCTTGTGGACGGCTTAGAAATGGTCGCTCGTCAGACCAGGACATTCCTCTAATCGTGATGGAGTTGACACGGTTGGCCGAGAGGCCGTAATCTAGAGCGACAGTCGAATCAACGAGACCGCCGAGGGGGCGGTTCCCCGGTCCGGGAGAGGGCCGAGGGAGCCGCCCCCTTTTCGTGTTCACCTGTTCCTCCGGGAGGAACCTTGGGCCTGAAAGCCGTACTCGACAGCCTCGAGGCCGTCGA